TCATTGAATAAGAAATTACTCTTTATTATTTAGAAAACCTTGTTTGAGTAATTTTGAAAGTTCTGAAGTAGATCCTACAAAAACGGCATTATTAGTAATGCTGCTTGGAGATTTGACAACATCTTCCTCAACATCTTTTAACTTTTTTTGTAAATCTATTAATTTATCAGTTACATCACCAACACTTTTAATTAATTGGCCAGCTACTTCATATGCTCTTGGGGAGTCGGATTCTCCAGCGAGTTCCATGATCCCATTAATTGCTTCCTGACCCTTTTCGATTAAAGAATACAGGTTCGCACGAGTATATTCATAATCTTTTTTTATATCATTACTATTTGAAGATTCAACTCTAACAATAGGCATTTCTTTTTCAACTTCTACAATTTCACTCTTTATATTCAGAGATTCATCTAATTTATTATAATTATTAGGCATAATTATTAAATATCAATTTTGCGAGTTGGGCTATAATCTTTTCCGTCTGAGAAAAACGTCCATTGCTCATTAAAACCGAAGTCATCGTCAGGATCCGCATTGTATGGGTCGGGAGTTACAGTATATCTTAATTCTCTCTTTGCATTTTCGGTATCTGTACTAGTATACAAATCAACTTGTACTTTACGAATGAGACCATCAGAACTTTCTGCAATGGGCCCGAACAGATAAGTTTTTGCTGTAAATGATAAAGTGTATATTAGAGCTCTTCTTGTAGAAAAATCCCCCTCATAATCATCTTGAAAAGATATATTTTCAAGAACTATTGGTATATCTCTTTTTTCACCAATTGAATCAACTAAGTCTACCGTTAAATTAAATCCTGGTTGAAAATACGGCAATATTTGCTCTACAATTTGTAAAGCATCATCATTTAACTTGGTTAGGATATTCAATTCAAAACCAATGTTGTATGGAACCGGCATAAAGACTTTTTTTATTTTACCACCATCATCACATGCTTTAAATGTTTGAGTCACACTCGTTTTTCTTGTTGGATCATATTGAATTGAAATCATCTCAAATGACATTCTTGGTAGTGAAATTTGAGTTGCTTTATTTAATTCTGGTTGTTGTTGAATTCTTGCAAGAAACTTTTGTCTTGGACCATACGCAATGGGAACTCTTACATCGCTAAAATTAGAACCATTTTGTTCACTGTGGCGAATGTGAATCTGATTAAAAAGTGTTCCGAAAGATATAATAGTCTTTCTTATAATTTCGTGATAATAATAAGTTCCTAACATTAGTAATTACCAAATGGATTTGACTCTGAAAAATCTATAATGAGATCTGCTTCTTCTTCAATTTCGTCATTTTGACTATATTTATCATATGTATCCATTTGTTCATATCCTTGAACGATATACAATGCTCCTGATTCTGTTCCAATAATTGTTTCTCCTGGAAAGAATGGAGACTGTGTTTTTCCAATACCAGCATTAGAAATTTTAAGAATGTTTGTATCTTTATCCCAATTTTTAACTCTTGCTCTTGTTTGAGATCTGGAACCTCTCACGATTTCATTAAACAGATAAGTTCCAATACCTGTAAGAATTTCTGGATTTGCAATCGTAACCGTTGGTGCAGTGGTATATCCGAATCCGGGATTTGAAATGTATATTGCCCTTACAGCATTATCAGTTCCAACTATTCCCATTGATGCAATACCAACTGCAGTTTGCCCAACTCCACTAATTGCTAGTTGTCCGGGAGTAGAAACTGTAATAACTGGTGCAGTTCCATATCCAATACCACCGTCATTTACAATAAATCTAATTACACCATTGTATGTTGTTTCAATAGAGCAAGTAGCAGCTGCCCCACTACCACCACCGCCAGAAATAGTTATAATTGGTGGGACGGTGTAACCTGCACCGGCGCTTGTTAAATAAATTTTTTCAACTGATCTAACATTACCACGAACTGTTGTTATTGCAACTGCCGTAGCATTATCCCCAGATAATCCTGTCGGTGAACTGCTGATAGCAACTGTAGGATTTGTAGTATATCCACTTCCATCTTTATTTAAGAAAATTTGACGAATATATCCAGAATTAACTGATCCATGAATAGATGCGACAGATGTTGCTGTTCTTCCAATACCAATTAATTTAAGTGTTGTAATATATCCTTCCTCATCTACTTGCGTATCTATTTCTTCAATTGAAGTATCAATAATTTCATCTTCATATTCAAATAGCTCACACTTCAATTCATAAACATAATTTTTTCCTAACTGATAAAAAGGTTGTTCATGCTCTACAAATTTAACTTCAAAAAGTCTTTGTCCAAGTGGAAAATAAACCAAATCACCCTCTCTTGGTCTGGTTGATAATACAATCTCACCTTCTCCGCTACCATCATCCAGTGCTCCCAAAAATGGTGATATAAAATCTTCAAATCTTTCTTTTGAAATAGTTATTAATAACTCATCTCTTAAACTCATCCCAAATTTTGTTAATATATCACCAGCTCCCGAATATCCATCGTAGGTATTAACATATGCTTCAATCGCAAAATTATCATCAAATCTAGAAGTTTGAACTTCCTCTATTATAGTTTTTTTATTAACAAATTTTCTTGGAATATAAACGACTTCAATACCGTGCATCCTAAGATGTTCGTTTATTAAATCTTGAACCAATCTTTGTTCGGAAGATGTTCCCTTTAAGAAAAATGGATTAAGTGCCATTACCCAATAAAATCGTATGGTGGAAGTTCATAATCCATTGACATTCTCTTTGTTATTTCATCAATTTCTCTTTCTGCATCTTCATATATTTCTCTACCATTAAATTCCAATCCACCCGGCAACTTAACTCCTCTAAATTTAATAAGATTCTGTCCCCACTGCCTTTTAATTAATGCAGTCAAATATCTTTTTAAGAAACTGTCATTATATACATTTGTAAATGTATTTGGGTCTAAAATTCTATAACAATCTAGTACAATGAATTTATTTGCGGTTTGTGCTCCCCAATCAATATCCAAATATAATCTATTTTGTCTTTTATTAAATCTTACTTGCTTATCAATAGTTAATAAGAAATCAATATCTTCAAGATAACTCTTAACCATAGAATATTGTAAAAGTTCTACAGAGTTAAAATAATACAAATCATTCAAAAATAGTTGATACTTAATACTAAACATTCCACCAGAAATAGAACTGGTGTCAAATTTAAATACCTTTTCTACACCAATTATTGAATCTGGAACTTTAATATAATTTGAGGATTCGTAAAAATTAAAACTAGTCGTTCCATATCCAGGTATGCTTGAAGTTGCAGTGGTGGTTACAATACCAACTCCAGATTTATTTGATACCGATCCTCTACCCCTATTAATATCATCTTGAGTAATTTGATATTTTAAATACATTCTTTCAACACCATCAAAGTGGCGCTCATTAAAGTATTGTAGAGCATCATCGACCAAATCATCTATTTGGTCATCATCAACGTTAATTTCCAGCACAGGCGCTCCCAGACGCCTTAGACAGTAATCAATTAACTCTTGCCTACTTGCTGGTTTTGACATTTTTCTTACGCTTCAGATTTTTTGGACTTTTTCAATTCATCATACCTATTTTGAATTTCCAAATTTGCTTGTAGGAGTTGATTTTTTTCCTGAGCAAAATCATCAGATAATGTTTGGAGTTTTGCCTCCAATAAAACATTTTGATTAGTTAGTGCTGCTAATTTTTGATTATATAAACGCACTAGAATGTTAATATCGACTTCACTTTCGTTTGACATACTTTAGAATGTTCCTCCGTCAAGGGTTGATGTCCATTGTGGTTTGTTAGTATATATCGTTGAAACTGCAGAAGGAATTACAGATAGATTCTGTATAGATCCGTTATTTCCTTCTTTTTGAATATTATAAGTATTTACAAAAGTTCCTTCAACTCCAATCAGACTCAGAGAAGTAATTGTTCCACCAGTTTCTACAACACCATAAGCATTACTTGTGTCTTGTCTAACAATATCACCTTCGGTAACTGTAACTGCAGAAGGAAGGGTCAAAGTAATTTTTGTAATAGCAGTTAGAATCTGCTTTGATGTGATAACAGGAGATGCTGGATTATTAGTAGAAGTTTGTAATCCATCTGAATCAAAATATACTACACCGTGAGTATTAAAATCACCAGTTTGATAGTAAATACCTTTAATATCAAGATATCCTCTGGTTCCTGTTACTACACTATTATTACTAATAGTAGCATCTGGAATATAGGTCCAAGATCTTGCAGTTGCGGCACTTCCTACATTGGTATTATCAATGTATCCAAAAAATCCAGTTTTATTATTTGCAGTTCCACTGCTAGTGTTATAATTGAATCCTATACCACGATCACTATTAGTATCATAAGCGTGTGTAATTGTTAATTGAGTGGTTGTTGAAATACCTGGAGAAACAGTCGCACTTTGTAAAGTAATTACTTTTGTGGATGTATTATAAGCAGTTACTGTATTAACACCTGATATTGATAAACCAGCGTTTCCACTTACAACATCGCCAGTATTAATTCCAGTAACAGAGTCTAATCTAATAGTGCTAACACCAGCAACGACAGTAGTCATTACTGTTCTAACACTAGTTACATCTCCAAGAATAATAATTGGATCGTTTAAATCAACTGTTGTTGAGTTTACTGATGTTGTGGTTCCATCAACTTGAAGACTACCTTTAATGATAACTGTTCCTTCATTACTTAGACCATCTGGATATGGATCAAGGTAAAGTTCTGTTCCAGATATCGTTGATATTACATTGTCTTGTATTTTAACTTGGTCAAAAGTGGCTCTACCGGTAATATTAATAACCCCACCAACATTTAAATTCTTTTCAATTCCAACTCCACCTTCAACGACAAGAGCGCCAGTATCTTTATTTGTAGATTCAGTTACATCACCAATGTTAATTGCTACACCATCTGCAAATGCCCAGTCTGCTCCTTCAATTTCAAATCTATTATCAGTCGCTTCATCGTAACGGAGTTTTACGTCCTTATCAGTGCCAAAAGAAAGATAAGTATCATCGACAATATTAATTTCACCAGTTCCATTTGGATCTAAAACAATATCACCATCTGTATTTGTTGATGATAAAGTATTTAAATCAAGTCTTAGATTATCAACATTCCATTGATCTACCTTTCTATTATTATCCAGGACAGCAACAATACCACCATCACTATTTCTTGTATTTGAAACACCAGCAACCGTTCCTGGTTGGTGCTCCATCATAGATGTGTAATAATAACCACCGACTGGATTTACATTACTTCCATCATCTCCAACAAAAATTCTATCTTTATATTGATTAATTCCACTGTAACTTCCAATACCTGTTACGTATGCTAATTCACCCCAATTTAGACTGGAAGGTTTGTTAGTACCCGAGGATCTTTTGATCCTGATAATACTTGCCATTTTAGAAATTTCCCCCGTTGATGTCTAAATTCTGTGTTGCCCCTGGTGTAAGGGTTAATGTGGCGTCCCATTTTCTAGTGGTGCTATTATAAACTAGAACCATACCATCAAGTAAATTTGTTGCATTAACGTCACTAAGTTCAGACAAAGAAAAAACCTGAGAACCAGCAAGTAAAGATATAACTTTTACTGCAGGTTGTTGTCCTACTCTGACCTTAATTTCTGCCATTTATAAACAGTTCAGGATCTAAAATATATTTATACTTGATTAAATCCAATCGATCCAAAGGAAGAAATAACTTCTTGTTGTTTAAAATAAAGTTTTATATAAGATTTTGCAATATTTCTAAGAGTATCTACACAATCAATATTATCAATTTCAGATGCAACTTTAAAATACTCAAAACTCTTGCTAAGATTTTCTAAATTAATTTTATCTGGATCCATTAGTAAGTTCCCTCAGTAAAGATTTAATTTCATCAATATCTTTTTTTATTTGATCTAATTCACTTTTTTCCCTTTGGCGATGTTCCTTTAATCTCATATATTGCAGATAACCAGATTTATCATTATTAAGAATAGCACCAGTATCACGATCTCTAAAAAGATTGTTGTGACCTTCAACTGGAATTAAATTATTATTGTTTGTCATATTATGCAAGAGCAATACATCTAAAATCTTTAAGTTTTACCGGAGTTGATTCATTTGTTGAAGACATTACGATCTTAATTGCAAATCCATTAAATTGATCCAGATTATTTGCGGTGAATTGATATTCGGAAAAACCAATTGGGCCATTTGGCGTTACAAAGGCATCTGCTCTTCCACTATTTTTATTTAAATTTATTACACGATCACCAAACCCATCACCATCAGTATCAATTAAATTATCATAACCGGGAAATGGCACATAACTTTGTTGAATATCGCTAGAATCTGCTTTTAATAGTCTGTAAAAGACTCTAAAATCGGCGCTTTCTTGTCTGTTTGCTGCAATAAGAACTCTTAAACTAGTTGCTGGTTGAGCAAGAGAAATAACCTGAGTAACAAAAACTCCACCATGAGGATCTTCAATAATTTGATTTGCCCTAGAATCTTCCACATAATCACTAATTGGATTATTTGATCTATTTCTTCCAAGAATGAAAGTAGCATTCTGAATATCCATTACTGGCGAAAGATTTTCATCCTCAGTTTTTAAATCAACTTTCAAGGTTAAAGATTTATTTGATGGCAGAGTTGTTAATCTTGTATTTTCATTAATTTTAGAAGCAACCATTCGGGGAGTTGGATAATGAACAACCGCATTCAATGGAATAGGATCATAACCTTGATCCAAGAATGATACTTCGGATCCACCAGCACTAGTCCCAGATATTGTTCTGAGTTGTGCTGATGCCGCTGTTCCTTTGCCGGGAGTAATTACATTGAATAATGGTTCAATAGAACTAAATTGATGATTTTGAGAAATTTTAGATGTATCTCCACCAATTGCCCTTTGACTGTTAAAATTAAGCATCGATGCTCCACTAGTTCTACTTGTTGGAGTGCTTCTATCGAATTCTAAAAAGAAATTATCTAGGTTCGAACTTTCCGAATTATAATATGCAGCAGGAGTGTCATGAACTGAATTAATTCTTATTAAAGAAACACCACTAACTTCATATGGTTGTACAAATTCATCAGAACCATGAGAAGTTTTAACAGATCCTCCCAATGCTCTACCATCAATTGTCAAAGTTCCAGCATTACCAGAAACCTGAGTAATAGCACTATAAGATATTACCTCATTATTCAATAGTGCATATCCACGGCTTGTTGTTATACCCTCAAATGTACTAAAAATAGTAGTATTTGCAACTGATACAACTGTATCATTTAGTCCAAAAGAAGCAGTTGTTGTAGTTTTTTCTCTATCGGGAATAATATCCACAATTTCAATTTTTCCATTTCCACCGTGATTGGCGTGATTATATTGCTTGATTCTAAAAATATTTCCAGAATACTCATCTGCAATAAGAGATGATGAAGATACTGTTGCAGTGGCAGTTGTTCTTGATGATTCTAAGTTGGGATTTGTATAGTAAACAAGAGTAGCAGAATTTGTAAAGTTTTCGCCTTGAACATTGGTAAGATAAATTGCGTCTGCTGCACCGCGTGTTTTAATTCCAATCTTAGCCCCACTGCCACCACCAACACTAGTGGAAGTAATTCCTAGTATTTCACCAGTTACATATCCATTTCCAATAGAAGTAATATTAACAGTAGAAACTACAGAACTGGAAATTGTAATAGTTGCCTGAGCACCTGTGCCCTTACCTGTGATTGAATACAAGGGAACGGAAGTATATGTTCCATTTGAATATCCAACACCAACAGCTACAATACCAACCGACCCAGTTCCTGTCGCAGAAATTGGTCCTCCCAAGTTTTCAACAATACCGACGATGCTTGGACTTGATCCCTCACCAATCTTAGTTCCGGGAACAACAGCAGTATTAAGTGTGCCGGAAATTGATACTTTTAACTTTCTTGGCAGAGTTTCTATTGGATTGTTTGCTAGTTTTCCGATATTTGTTCCTGTTGTTGTAATATCAGTATTATAGAATGTTACTGTTCCTGAAGGTACAAATTTTGCCTTATAAAGTTTGAAGGTTAAATCTTGATATTGGCTTGCCGTCCAAATAGTTCCGTTCTGAGACTTAAACAGACTGCCACCAATATATTGTTTAGTAACAACAACATTTTGAACATCTGGTAGGTTCTTGGTTTTAACAGTTTTTTGTCCCATTGTGGCAGTCCACATTTCATAAGCATCAGATGCTGGTGAAAGAATAACAATTGCATATTCTTTACCTTCTTCCAAGTATACCGGAGATGAAAAACGAATTCTTGTTGGAATTGGCTCGGGTATACTAGGTCTATCATATCTACCCCAATTTGGATCCTTTAAAATATCTTGCATTCTTGGTCCAATTTTACCAGTGTAGACATTTTCTAAGAAATATCTAATATCAGAGTCTGAAAATCCTTGTGATTTTGCATAAGGATAATCTACTTCATAACCAAACTGTCCGGGCGTAGATCCGCTTGCAGCATCATCAAATCCAGCCATACTTTTAACACCGAATGTTGTTTCGGCAATGTTTATCTGACTTGGATTTAGAGCAACCTGGGTATAATCTTGAACTAAGAATGACGTTGGAGTTCCCAACTCAACGGTTCTAAGTTCAACATAGATTTTTGCACTAGGATCTTTTGATGCAAAGTATAAATCAAATGAGGTTAAGAATGCACCCTTCCCATCAACAGTAAATGATTGTGCAAGGGGATCTCTATGCACTGCTTTTGTTTCAACTTGAACTTCCGTCGGCTTCGTAGCAGGTTTAGGTGGATTTCTTACAGCAACTCTGCTGGTTTGTTGTGTAAGAATAGTTCCAGAACCACTATATGTTCCAAGAGCTTCGCTTGCAAATACTGTTGATCCAGGAAGAGGAGTTACTCCTGGTGGAACGGCAGTAACTTTTACAGTTTTTGTCCCACTAGTAACTTTTATTGCTGGTGGTGGATTAGAGTTTGGATCTCTGAAGAAGAAGTTTGCAACAATATCACCCCAGTTGTCTGATATCAATTCTGCTTTGGTTATAGTTGCAGTAGCACCGCTAGTTTCACCAACTATAGTTGCGCCGGACGCAACATATCCATAGTATTTTTCTTCAGTGGCAAGAACTCTAACACCAAAGTTAATTAGTTTTGATGTTGCAGAATAAGATTCTCCTGGTGCTGGTCTAGATTTGTCATAAGGATCTACAGTATAAGTTTCAACAAGAACTGATGGAGATCCAAGTCCTGCTCCAATATCAGGACGTGAGATATCTCCAAATTTATGATTTGGTTGTTGAATTCTAATATATCCAATCTGTTTTCCAGCAAAATAAATACGCGCATTTTCAAAAACTCGAAAAGTTCCAGATTGCATTGTAATTTCACAAAGTTTTGGGATGACATCAACCTGTTGACTATCCAA